TCTTATAGATCCAGATGTATTTGTATAGTTTTGAATAATGACGCTGCCAGTAGAAAATGATGCGCTTGCAGATACAGATGCAGTGGAAATAAATTTCAGCAATACGGCAGTTGATAACGTTGCGCCGTTGCCATACGCACCAACATAGTTCGACGTGCTGTCTCCGTTAAACCGCAAATATCCTTCTTCGGTTGCGCCGCCGGTGACTGTGGATTTAAGCGTGAATCGCATTTCCAATGATTGGTATGTTTGCGGGATACTTGAAATGCTGATGCTCGCCGCATCGCTCGCCAACGTGGTTGACGCCAGCAGCACCGGCATGCTCGCCGTCGAATGGACGTGATCGGAACGCGCAAGGGTAGTTGCGCTTCCTGATGCAGCCGTCGCGCCACCGGTGACGGCAACCGGCGTTCCGAACGCCTCCCGGCCATGCACGTGATCCGAACGACTGAGCGTACTCGCCGTGCCAGCCGACGCACTGTCGCCGACGGCGGATGATCCGGGAGTGCCAGACCCTGGCATCGCGTGGACGTGATCCGCAAGCGCGGGTGACGCGCTCGTACCGGTCGCCTGCGTGCTTGACACCGTCAGCGCGGATGGTGCGGCCCCGGCCGGAAACGCGTGCTTGTGATCCTCACGCGCGACGGAGGTTGACGTGCCAGCCGCAGCCGTCCCGCCGATTGTCGAGGCGGTCATGGTGATGCCGAACGCCTCGCGACTGTGGCGATGGTCTGACCGCGCTACCGTGGTCGCCGTTCCCGCTGACGCCGTGTCCGCAACAGCGGATGCGCCCGGCGTGCCGAACGCCTCGCGTCCGTGCGTGTGGTCAGATCGCGCTACCGTGGTCGCCGTGCCAGCGGCTGCGCTGTCACCCACCGCTGACGATCCGGGCGTGGCAAACGCCGGTGCGTTGACGGTGACGGCACCCGTGGCACCGGACACACTCACGTTCGTCCCGGCAACGATGCTGGTGACGCCACTATTGCTGACCGTGAGCGTCGTCGTCCCACTGATCCCGATCCCGCTACCGGCTGCGAGACTGGCGGACACGGTCGGCGTCGTGGTGCCCGAGACGCTGATACCGTTACCCGCGGTCAGCGACTGGACGCCGGTTGCCGACACGGTTAGCGCTGTGGTGCCTGACACGCTGATGCCGGTGCCTGCGCTCACGCTGTTGACGCCGGTGGCACTGACGGTGAGCGTCGTGGTTCCTGCAATCGACACGCCGGTGCCAGCCGCAATCGAGGCTGCAATCGTCGGCGTCGTCGTGCCGGTGACCGTGATGCCGTTACCGGCGGTCACGGATGTCACTCCGGCTGCGCCACCGCCACTTGTGCCGAGCGGTCCGGACATCGTTATTCGCTCGCCAAACCGACGACAGTGATGCTGCCGGACGTATACGCCGTGATGTTGGCGCGGATCGCCGTCAGGCCGGAGGCATCGTCAGCGATGTACACACCAGCCGTGGTCTGCGTGGTCGAGTGCGTGCGCGCTGCGGTTGACAGGTCCGAGAGCGCGTACGTCACGAAGTTGGTCCCGTCAACGGTCCCCTGGAAGGTGATCGTCCCGACGAACGTGCCGCTCACTTGGAACATGGCCCGGTTGTATCCCGCCATGAGGATCGACGTCCCCGCGCCAGTCGCTACCGCCGCGGTCTGCATTGCCGTCACGCCGGATTGACGCGCCATCGTACACCTCCAGAATTGCACGGTGCATGGGCGCATGCCGGAGACCGGCACGCACCTGCACCCGTCGTGTTAGATGCCTTCGAGGTATGCCAGCACCCATACCGTTACCACGATGTCGGCGGTGATCGGCGTCCACGATGCCGTGGTCAACTTGACGCCGACGTACGATCCGGCGACGCCCCGGTCGCTCTCGCGAGGCTGCTTTGCGTACGCCGCCGTAGTGTCAGTCGCGTTCAGCACGGCCTGCAATCCGGTGACGGTGCCATCAATCGTGGCATCCGCGGTCAGCGTTCCGGCAGTCCGTGCGGTGCTTCCGCGGACGCTGATGCCGACGATCTCGAAATCGAATGGCAGGGTGTATCCCGGTACCGCGAGCACGTCGTCAGTGGTTGCGGCGCTGTCGCGCACCTCCACGATGTTCATGGCGACAGCCGTCTGGCTGTCAGCCACATCGGCTTGCCCGAAGTGCAATGCGATCAACTGGCCCTTGGAAATGATGCGTTCAATGGCGGTCATGTGTGCGTTCCTTCAGGCAAGCGTGACGGTCGGTCGCCCGACCGTCACCTGCCCATCGGCTGGTGTCGCGTGTTAGGCGACGGTGATGTTGTACAGGACGTCGGCTGCCTCGATGCCCGATGCAGCGCCCGTGCCGGAGTACCGGCCGAGACCCGCACGGACGTAGAGCGCGATCACGAACTGGTCGGTCTTGATGTCGCGGAAGGTCTCGACGCGGATGCGCCGACGGAAGCCGAGACGGAAGCCGTTGCGATTGAATGCGACGACCTGGCCCTTGACGTTGTTCGCCCCGGTCGTTGAGACCTTGCCGTCAGCCTCCGTCTTGGACATTGCCATCGACGTGATCAATGGCGACTGCCCGATGCGCCCCAACTGTCCGGTCAGGACGGTTGCCGATGGTCCGAACTTGTCGACCGATATGACCTCATCAAGGCTCGCGCACTTGTCGGCGGTGTCAGGATCGGCGACGTAGATCAGGTCCGCCGGATTGGTCGGATGGCCCCAATCCTGAAGGAGGCTGTCCGATCGCATGCGCGACTGCTGGCCCTTGAGAAGACCCCATGTGACCGCGCCAGCCGCGTCCTTCTTGTTCCCGGTGTTGTCAACCAATCCCGCATGGCGGATGCCGTCGAACGCCAGGTAGTGCTTGGTGTCAGCCGGGTCGGCGTCGTCCAGGTTGATGTTGCCGGTGGCACTGTTGGTCGTGTCACCGTTGAGGATCAGGCTGTCCATGTAATGCGCGGTGGCACGTGCCAACTGCGCCCGCAGGAACGGCACGAAGGGGATGATGGAGTCCTCGTCCAACTCGCCTGACCAATACTGGTTGAAGCCGAGTTTGGACGCGGTGATGGTGACTCGGTTGCTACCCGTCTTCGTCGACGTGTTGGCTGACGCGCTGGATGAGGTCGCCTCGGAGAACAGGAGCATCTCCGGCAAGTCCGCCTCGACTGGCACATACACCGTCGGGTCGGTCATCTCGAATTGCGGGATCAGCGCCATGATGCGGCTCTCGGCCTGCGCCGACATCCACAAGTCACGTACGTATTGCGCGCCAATCAACTGGCTACCGAAGCCGCTCTCGGCCGAGTCCATTGCCTTGCGGTACGCGCTGGTCGCCCACCACATGCCCTTGGCCGCGAGTTCGCGATCAGCGCCCGCAAAGGAACTGACCGGCACGCGTGGGAACAGGTTGTCGATGGCGCGCTGGTCAATCGACTTGACCTCGGCCTCCGGCAGGTAATAAGCCTCGGAGATCGCCTTGAACGCGTTCTCAAGGTCCGGCGATGGTCCGCGTCCACGACCGCTGCGCTGCTCGGCGACGGCGATGTCGTAGAGGAACTCGACGTCACTGATGTTGAGGTTATGCCGGGCGAACTTGGAACCAACCAATTTCTGGTCGGTGCCGAAGCGGATCTTGCGCACGAACTCGCTGTTCGGGTTAGCGACCTCCGCGTCGATGATCTGCTTGGCGATCTGTGCGGCGCGTGCCTCGAAGGCTGCGTCGCTGGTCACGTGCTCTGGAAGCCCTTTCAGGCGTGCCTGCACGTCACTGAGGATGATGCCGATCTCGTCGGTGTTCACTTGCGTGTCTCCAGGAATGCCCGCAAAGCCTGCGGGTCGAATGCGCGGAACGGGTCCGCGGATTGGTACATGACGGGTTCATCCGTCGGTGGTCGATCCGTGACGACGGGTTCAGGCGTCTCGTCAAGTGCCTCGACGACGCGCATGAGCAGGTCGTGCGCCTGTCGGATCAGTGCCTCGGTCTCAGGACTGATCGGTCCCGCGGCCTTGACATGGCCCGGCTCGCCCTCCCAGAACATGCCGTTCCGTTCGGCGGTGCCAAGTTTGGCGACCGTGTCGGCGTTCATGAACTCGGGTGGCTCCTTGCCAAGCACCTTGTACACACGCTCAAGACCGTTGTAGGCGCGACGTCGCGTCGCGTCATCGGCCGTGGATGTCAGCACCGCGAGCATCGCGCTCGCGACCGACGGCCACACGTCCCGCACAAAGGCGGTGCTTGCCACAACGATATCACGGTCTGGCGGTGACGCGTCAGCGCCCTTGCCGGACTGACCGCGCGCCCACGCTGCGGCGCGTTCGCTCTCGGTGCGGCTGCCACCGCCCCAGAGCGCATGCGCCACCACGCCGGGTGACGGGTAGTCGGGATGTCCACGGTCCGCAGACGGCGCGTCAAGGTCGCCCATGTGGCGCGCAAACCATGCGGCCATGCGCGCCGCCTTGTCGGCCGACACGTTGCCGCCCGCCATCGACCGCGCCTCGGCCAGCGTCTTCTCGGTGACCCCGTCGCCGGACAGTCCGTCCGCGTGCCACTCAAGACCCTGACGCGCGTTCTGGCGCAACCAGCCGGGTGCCTCGATCTTCGTCACCGACATGGCGGTACCGGATGTCGTCACCGGCGGGTCAACGGACCTGACGCGGATCGCGTCGGCGTTCGCCGGAATTGGCACGACCGAGATCTCGAGGAGTTCCTTCCGAACATGTCGCACCGCCGTGCGTGGGTCCGGCGCAACGGTCACGAGCGCCTTGATGGTGTCGTCATCGAACGCCCGTGATGCGCGCAGGGACGCCATGTCCGGGTACTCGATTGCGAGCGGCCGGAACCCGACGCTCACCGCGCGAAGGTCTCCACCTTCCACAAGCGACCGCGCAAGCGCGCCGTATTCGCTTTCGTTGAAGCGGATGTCAGCCAGCCAGCCCGCGTCGCTGCGGCTGATCGACACGCATCGGCCCACAATGGCCTCGATGCTCGTGTATTGGTGGCTATCAAGCACGACCGGATTGGTCAGGTATTGCGTGAAGTCCCATCCTTCGAGCGTGACGACCTCGCCCTGACGGTCCAGCCGGTCGTTCGTGAACAGGAACGTGTAGATCGGCACGCCGTCCGCGCCGACCTGCTTGGCCTGGTACGTTGCGTCGGTGTAGGTCTTGTCGTTCATCGCGTCCTCAGTCGGTTTCGAAGGTCATGGTGCACCGACAGTTGACGACTTCCTTCGCCGATGGCAACTGGTGTGGTGCAGGTCCGGTGTCATCGCCGACGTGGAAATCGGCATCGAGTGGTACGTTGCGGTTCCGCGCGTCACGGTGTGCCACAACGTGCGTCTCGCGGGTCCGCGCGTCCAGTGCCGCAAGCCAGTTCTTGCCGGTGACGACGCCGGATTGCTTGGCACCTTCAAGACTGCCCGCGTTGGATGCGCCGATGACCTCGGTGCGCGCAATGGCTTCGGTTCGCCACGTCGCGGCGTCGGTGAATACCTGCGCCACACGCAACTGCAATGTCGGGATGTCCTCGCCAGCCGCCAGCCCGGCCGCCAGGCTCAGTTGCAACGTATTCCACGTCGTTTCGTTGACGGCACGCGCAAACCGTTGCGCCCTCCCCTCAAGGATGGTGACCGCGCGCGGGTCTCCGAGGTCAAACGACATGGCAATATTCAGGTCGTCCAACGTGGCTTGTCCGCCGTCCTCCATCGTCGCGCCGATCAACGGCAACCCGAGCGCGCGCAATTGACGGTTCCATGTGGCAAGGTTGAACGGGTCCGCCTGCGCGTCACCCGCGTCCTTGATGGCTTTGGCCCGAAGTTTGGCGCTGACGCTGTCGCTTTGGCGCCGGAAATACTCACGCAGTGCAGCCATGAACCGCGCCTCGTGCTTGTCGGTGCGGTCGGTGAACGCTTTCCAGATTTTCTGGTGCTCGACGCTGCCGTATTCCACCCACGCTTTCGAGGTAACCTCAATGACGGGTGCCGTTGAGGGAAGCGCGAGCACCGGCCACGCGATGGATTGCAGTGCCTTGACGGGTGCGGGTGTCGTCGATACCTCGGTCGATGGCAACGCCGTCGGTGGCGGTGCCTTGGCGAGACCCGCCATGGTTTCCTCGGTCACGGGACTGAACACGGTCGTGTTCAACCACGCGGCGTCGCCCCATGCGTAGCCGGTCTTGCCCGGTGGCAGGAACCGTGGCGCCAACTCCTGAAGTGCGCGGTTGAGTGGCACGCCTACACCGACCAGTTTGACGACTTGGTCTATGACTTCCGCCCGGTCTTCTTGCAAGGTCTCGATGTCCGACGCATCGAACTCCACCTCGTCAGCCTCGGTGCCGAACAGCGGGACCAACTGTTCGGTGATCTCGTCGGCCAAGAACCGCGCCTCAGGCAGCAATGTGTCCGTCCACAGCGCCTTCGCGGCCTGCTCGTAGTTGGAGTAGGTCGAATGCGTCTGGTCGCCGATCAGTTGCGGTGCAACGCCATACACCGTGCACACCTCGCGGACCCCGTACGACATCAGGGACAAGAACTCGGCGTCTTTCGGCGTCAGTTTCATCGGCGTGAACGAGATCGGCTGCGTCAGGACCGCCGTGCGGTGCGCCTTGTCTGCGCCCTTGAACCGGCGTTCCAACATCTGGCTGAGTTGTTCGGCCTGCTCGCGGGTGAGGCTTGACGTCTTGTCGGCGGGACCGATGACGCCTGACAGCATCATGCCGGAGTCGAAGATCTGCCGGTTCGAGCGCATCGCGCCCGCGGCCGTGTCGATTGCCAGACGCGCGGATGCAATCGGTGACAACCCGCTGAACTCGTCGGCCGGGTTGTCATACTTCAGCCAGATCACGTCGGCAGGGTCGAACGCAATCGTCTGTCCCTGATCCTCGTAGAGGTACCCCTTGATGTACCGCACCGGGTCCGGCACGACCGTCATCTTGGACGGGTTCGCCCACCAGATCTCCCGTGGTGCGGATTGCGCCGCAGTGCGCCCCTCGACGCCGTTCTCCAGAACCCAGAACGCCTGCCCGTAGGTGCAAAGCGACATCTCGGTCATGCGGATCAACCGGCGGAATGTCCAATAGCCGTTGACCGAGCGCATCAGGTCGTACAACCGCCCCGATGTCACCTCGACGCGTTCGCCGTTCGTGGCCCGCTTGTAGATTTTCAGGTTCAGTTTCGCCAGGTTCTTCGCCCGGATGTTGGAACAGGCGTAAACCGCAGCGTTGGTCGCCGGGTAATCGCCGTACGCGGCTGGCGCGTACCTCTCCTGATCGTGTCCGAACGTCGTCTCGAAACTGTCGACGGTAGCCGGACCCAGCCGGAACGCCTTCGCGATGCGGTCGCGCCACCTCATACCATCACCCACTCGCCACCGCCGAGCATGAGATCAGTCAGCGCCCACACCAGCGCGTCCAGCCGGTCAGGGGATTTCGCAGCGTCCGCGGTGTACGTCGCCATTTGGTCCTCAAGGTCAGGGTACACGCCGACGTGATGCACGCGCCCCTGTTCGTACAACGCCGCCACCGGCTCGGCCCGAGCCAGTTTACCTCGGCTGGCCCTGACACTACGATACGCGATATTCGCGTCGACCGTGCGCATGACGGTCTCGACAAGGTCGCCACCGTTGTTCGCCTCGGCGACAAGCCGGTCGGCGCCGAGTTCACGATACCGGCGCACCGCTTCCCGCGCCCATGCGTCCGGTGACGCGCGCAGCGTGTAATCCCCGATGACGTACGCGTGTCCGTCCTCGCCGAGACCGCAGGCGACGATCCCCGTCATGTCCGCATCCTCGCCGGACGTGACGGCCGGGTCGACGGCGACGACGACGCGCCAGAACGTTGGCGCGTGACGCACGCGGTGATCGTCGATCATTGCCCGCGTCCACAGCGCGCCTGGTGTGTCCTCAAGGAGTTCGGCGTACAACTCCTGACGTCCGAGTCTGGTGCCTTCATATTGCCGTCGGATCTGCGAAAGGAACGCCTCCGGCAGGTTGGACGCATTGTCGAACGTCGAACCCGTGGTGACAACGGTGCCGGGTGCGGCGATCAGGTCACGCAGGATGCGCGTGGGCTTCGGCGTCGTCGTCACGACGGCACGCGGGTCGGTGCCGAGACGCAGTCCGAGTTGCAGCATGTCCCACGCCTCCGGGTAGCGCCACGCCGCAAGTTCGTCACACCACGCCGCGTCGTGTTGCGGCCCGCGCAACCGGTCCGGCTCATCCGCCGAGTACGTCGTCGCCATCGCGCCGTTCGGCCACTTCAGGCGACGCTTGGACGGTTCGTACTCGGGTCGGTTGCCAGGCGGTGCGACGGCAAGGATGCCCGACTCGCCCTCCACCATGACGTCGCGCGCGTCGGCTGCGGTCGCGCCGACGATGGCGACGCGCTGTCGCCCGTGCCTTTCGACCTGCGCGCGGACCCACTCCGCGCCGGTGCGCGTCTTCCCGAAGCCTCGGCCCGCGAGCACCAGCCACGTCCGCCAATTGGTGACGGGTGGCTGCTGGTTCGGACGTCCGACGATGCGCCACTCCCGGCGCATTGCGTCGAGGTCCGCGTCAGTCCGGGTCGCCTGTTGCAACACCTGGCGTTGCAAGTGGCGTGGCAAGCGTGCCAGCCTCTGCAACGGCGAGAGCGTCAAGGAATCGGTCAACGTCAAGACGGATTGGCCCTCCACCGGGTCCGCTTAGTTCGACCTCGGTCTTGTCGGTGTAGCCACGTTTGCGGCCCATCTTGCCAAGGAACCAACGCACCTGCTCGGGATGCCCATCCGCGATCAGTTTGGCGTTGGCGCGTTCGGCCACGTCAAGCACGCGCTCGCGTTCATCGTCGATGATCTGCTGGAGCGCCGGGTACCGCGCAATGTATCGCCTGACTGTTGTGGCGTAACAGCCGAGGTGCACTGCGGTGTCGCTGACGAAACCGCCATGCGCACGCAAGGCGTCCGCTACCTGCGTCACCGTGTACCGCTGTTCACCCATCATGCCTCACGTGGATCAATGCATGAGTGCAACTGATCACGTCAACGATACCACGCTGACCTCGACGCGCGGTGCGCGCTTGTCGTCGTACCGGTTCGCCTCGATGCGGGCGACCTGCTCATCGTCATGGTAAGCAATCCCGTTGCAGGCATCAAGCACGGCCTTGAGAAGATTGTCCAGATCTCCCCGACGGCGTGGACGGTACACGTCGAGGAACACGGCGACCGGGCCGCTCATCGGCTGGACGCCCTGAACTTGAGCGATCAATCGGACAGCGTGCCGGAATGCAAGCGCCTCCGGCGTCAGTGCGAGATGCCCCCGCGCCCGACGGTACATGTGGTTGACGGTCGGTGGGTACGGCAACACGAGCGTGATCATGCGCGCACCATCGCGTCGGGCATCGTGCGCCGGACAACGACGTTGGCGAGTGCCAGCACCTCATCCGCGCCGATCCTCGACAAGTCCGGCATCGCCTGGTGCGACACGAGGATGTCGATGTACGCGCAGGCTGCGGCCTGCTCCTCGTCCGTCGGCGTGCGTGCGCACAGTTTCACGGATGCCTCCCACACGTCAATCGCCAGCGCGGTGCGGTGCACGTACGTCACAGCGCCACCTCCCACGCGGACCGCGGGCACATGAACCTGATCGTCGCCGGTGTGCCCGTCACGACGCTGTCACCAGGCAGGTACGACCACGCAATCAGGACGAACGAGCGCCACTTGTTTGCGTTGCCCAGTTCCTCATCCTCGGCGTCGGCCTGCACCATCGCCGCCCACAATTCGTCAACCGTCCCGATGTCGGTGCGTGGCGGATAGATCGCTTGCAACTCGCGTAGCACGTCCTCCGTGTTGACTTGCAGCGTCACGCCGGACGGTTGCGCCCTGATCCACACCACCAGCCGCTCCGCCAGGCCAAAGGCATCTATCGGCACGTGTCAACTCCCCGTCGCTCAGCGACCGCCTCGAATGTCCGTCTCGCACGCAACAGCGCGTGCCGAACGCCACGCCCTGACCTGTCCAGTTGTGCAGCGGCTTCCTCGCCGTTCAGGCCGCTGAGCGATGCGCACAGGCACCGCGCCTGATACGCCGTCATCACCTCCAGCGCCTCCCGCAACGCATCGGCGACTTCGGCACCGACCGCGCGTTCGTGCGGATCGGTGGCCGGGGTCGCCTCGAAGTGTGCCTCCGTCATCAGCGGTCCGCCGTCCCAGCCGTTTGTCCCGTGATCCAGAAACCCGCCCGGCGTCAGGCTGACGTGACGCCGGTACCGCGCACGCGACGCCAAGTCCAGCACCGTGTTGCGGGTGATCGTGTGCACCCACGAGCGCAACCCGTCGTGGCGTCCGTGCCCTGGCCGGTGCTCGGCCCGTTCGAGGTTCGCCCACACCTTCAGCCAAACCGTCTGCGCCACGTCCTCGACGGACAACGCGTCGAGCGTCCCGCCACGCATCAGCCGCTTGGCGTGCCCGATCACCTCGCCGGACAGGTCACCGTAGAGAACATCGAACAACTCGCGCACATCACCACTCAGCATCGCCGGTACGCCCCGCAGGTGCACTCACGCGCCCCGTGCGCCCGCCGGTCCCGCTCGGCGATCCACAGTGCGCGAAGCCGTTCCGCGTCGAACAGCGCCCACAGTGCGAGTGCCACGAGGAGCGTCAACATCAGTAGTTCCAGTCCCACCGCCATCCAGTACCCAACCATTGTAGCCCCCTTCCACAGTCTCAAACGGACGTGATGTCAAGTGGTTGCGATCCAAATGTGCCCATTTTTGGACAGATGATGACCCATCTGCCGTCATCTGTCCAAGCATCTGTCCAGACTTTTTTGGCCTTTTCTTCCCTGTTAGGTTCTATCTTTTGCATATCTGACGGCAGATTGGACAGATGATTACAGAAAGTTACCCATTCGCGCACGCGCGCGCGCGCCCACGCGCGCGCCCGCACAAAGGCTACTTTCCCGAAACGTCTGTCCATCTGTCCATCTGTCCAAAAACCGACGCGCGCCGTCACCGCGTGGTCAGCATGATCCCGTCCCAGCCACGCTCGCCACGGCGGTTCTTGATGCTCCTGAACCCGCGTTCGGACAGGATGCGCCCGAGCGTGATCACCGATAGCAGCCGCTCCTCGGACTCTTTCGCCCAGGCGTCGTACGCCTTGTGCAGGTCCTTGGCGGTGGTCATCTGGCCTTCGGCAAGGTAACAGCAATCCTCAAGGAAGAGGCCAAACCAATCGGAACTGTCACGGTATTCGTCCGTCGCCTTGCGAACAGACAGCGGCGGATCAAGTCCGCGGTCGTACCACGATCCCGACCCGAGCACGAGCCACGTGAATATTCCGGGCCGCTCGGCAAGCAAGCGTTCAGGCAGCGTACGGTCCACGTCGGCGTCGCTGATCCTCGTTTCCCACGGCACCTGGTGGATGCGGTCCCAGATCGCCTCGCCACCGGACCGGATGACCGGCCGGTGATTGGTCGTCAGGATGATCGTGTGCGTTGGGTCGAACTCGAACGGATCACCAAACAGTTTCCGCGCGCTCAGCCGGTCGTTACCGGTAAGCCACTTCACACGCGCCTCGTCCAGTTTCCCGCCTTCGGACGTCTCGTCCATCACCACGAGACGCTTCCCCTGCAAGGCTGCAAGTTCCGGCGACGCTGCGCTTGCATCCACGCCACGGCGCTGCATGATCAGATCGGTCGACGACTGGTGGGCATGATCACCAAACGTGTGTTTCAGTGCCTCGACGAACGTCGACTTACCGTTCCTGCCAGTCCCCCAGAAGATCGCTATCACGCGCTCCCGGACGTGGCCGGTCAGCGAGTATCCTGCAAGCCGTTGCAGGTACGTGCGAACCTCGGGGTCAGGCTGCCACGTCGCAAGCGATTGCATAAAGACCGAACATTCCGCGTTCAGGTCGAAGTGCGCGAGTTCGCCGTCCCATTTGATCACCGTGGTGATCAAGTCCTCGCGCCGGTGCGGTGTCACGAGCGTGGTGCGCAGATCAAGCGTCCCGTCCCGCACGACGATGATGTCGCGGTTCCGGTTCAGCACTTCAGATCGTATGCTGATCCCCGGCAGCGACTTCGCCAGTTCCACGGCTGCGGTCATCCGCTGCAAGGCCTCGGACCGGATCGCGAATTTCGCCACTGCCTCGTCGTCACCCTCCAGGACGATGTCGCGGACCACATCGAACGTCAGCCGGAGCACCGCACCGTCGGTGTCACGCTCCCAATATCGTCCGTTCCAGCGTATCCACGCCTTCCAGTCAGTAACCCACCGAATGTCATCACCGTGAGCGCGAACCAGCCGTTCGGCGTTCCCGAGATCGGTCAGTGGCAAGCGGTCACTCGCGACGGCACGATGGCGTGCCGCAGTCGCAACGGCACCGGACCGGTTCAGCCTACTTCCAATCGTGGTTGTTGTTCTGGCTATCGCCTTGTCAATCGTGCCTTCGCCGTACGTCCTGCCATCAGCGTGGTGGCGTTCGTCCCATTTGTCGCGCATCCGTCGGCTTGCGCGGAACAGTGCGTCCATGCGCAAGCGGTCCGCATTCGTCCAGAA